ATCTAAACGCAGTAAACTATCTATAACAATAGGACTATCGATTAATGAGTGATATTCAAGTAAAGAAACGTAATAATACAGACGAACCATTAGACATTGAAAAAATGCACAAAGTTGTATTTTATGCTTGTGAAGGCATTACAGGTGTCAGTGCAAGTGAAGTTGAGATTAAAAGTAGTTTACAGTTCTATAGTGGTATCACTAGCACCGAAATACAAGAAACTTTAATTAAAAGTGCCGCTGATTTAATTAGCGAAGAAAATCCTAACTATCAATGGGTAGCAGGACGTTTAATTAACTATCATCTACGTAAGAATGTATACGATAGTTTTGTTCCGTGGCCTTTACTGCAAACAGTTAAAACAAATATTGAAAAAGGTTATTATGACGATGCTATTCTTGACCAGTACACTGACGAAGAATGGGAAATACTAGACACATACACAAGACACGAACGTGATGAAGTACTTACATATGCAGCCATGGAACAATGGCGTGGGAAGTATCTTGTGCAGAATCGTGTAACAGGCGACATATTTGAAACACCACAAGTAGCATATATGATGATCGCGGCAACATTGTTTGCTGAGTATCCTGCAGATACACGTTTACAGTATGTAAAGGATTATTATGATGCTATTAGTAACTTTGATATTAGTTTGCCTACTCCTGTTATGGCGGGCGTACGAACACCACAAAGACAATTCAGTTCATGTGTTCTTATTGAAACTGATGATAGTTTGGATAGTATTAATGCTACTACTAGTAGTATCGTTAAGTATGTAAGTCAAAAAGCAGGTATCGGTATTGGAGCAGGAAATATTCGTGCATTAGGATCTCCTATTAGAAACGGCGATGCTTACCATACTGGAGTTGTTCCATTTTACAAGATGTTCCAAGCGGCTACACGTTCATGCTCACAAGGCGGAGTAAGAAACGGAGCGGCAACACTATATTATCCAATTTGGCATTATGAAGTAGAAGATCTTGTTGTATTAAAAAACAACAAAGGTACTGAAGATAATAGAGTACGACATATGGACTATGGTGTACAGTTTAATAAATTAATGTATGAAAGACTTATTAGTGGAGGAAACATAACACTTTTCTCACCTAGTGACGTACCTGGCTTGTACGAGTCCTTCTTTACAGATCAAGATAAGTTTAAAGAAATATACGAACGTGCTGAACGTAACACTAGACTACGAAAGAAAACAATTCGTGCAAGTGACTTGTTTAGTTCGTTTATGGAAGAACGCAAGAATACTGGACGAATATATCTTATGAATGTCGATCACGCCAACGACCATGGAGCATTCAAGGCTGAGTTAGCACCAGTAAAACAAAGTAACTTGTGTTGTGAAATTAACTTACCTACTAAACCTCTTTCTTCTTTTAGTGATGAAGAAGGTGAAATTGCATTGTGTACATTAAGTGCAATTAACTGGGGTAATGTTAAGAAACCAGAAGATTTTAAAAAGCCATGTGATTTAGCAGTACGTGGATTAGACGCATTGCTTACCTATCAAAATTATCCAGTCAAAGCGGCAGAAAATAGTACAGTTAAAAGACGCCCACTAGGTGTTGGTATTATTAACTTAGCATATTGGATGGCTAAGAATGATATGAATTATACTAATCCAAATTTAGATATGATTGATCAGTATGCAGAAGCATGGAGTTATTACTTAATCAAAGCATCGGCGGATCTTGCAACAGAACAAGGTGCTTGTCCTGGAACTAACGAAACAAAATACGGAGATGGCTTGACCCCAAACCAGACATACAAGCAAGATGTAGACGAACTGGTGCCACATACCGAGAGAATGCCATGGCCTGAACTGCGTGAGCAGTTAAAGGAAACAGGTATTCGTAATAGTACGTTGATGGCTTTGATGCCAGCAGAAACATCAGCACAAATTTCAAACAGTACAAATGGAATAGAACCACCCCGTGCATTTGTAAGTGTAAAGCAAAGTAAACATGGGGTATTAAAGCAAGTAGTACCGGAGTTTCGCAAGTTAAAGAATAAATACGAGTTGCTATGGAATCAAGAATCACCTGTTGGTTATTTAAAAATTATGGCAGTTTTACAGAAGTATATTGATCAGGGTATTAGTGTAAATACCAGTTACAATCCTGTTCACTATGAAGATGAGAAGATTCCAATGAGTACTATGTTGCAACACTTGTTAATGTTTTACAAGTATGGCGGCAAACAACTGTACTACTTTAATACTAATGATGGTCAAGGTGAAATTGACGTATCAAAACTTGATGATTTGCCACAGGGGGATATTGATGATGCCGACTGTGAAGCATGTGTAATATAAGGAAGAAATAACAATGAGTGTTTTTGATAGCGAAAACAAAAAGAACCACGTAGAGAGTAAAGCGTTTTTAGATCCAGACGGAGGAGTACAAATCCAACGTTATGATACACTAAAGTATCGTCAGTTTGATAAGTTTACAGATAAGCAGTTAGGCTTTTTTTGGAGACCTGAAGAAGTAGATATTACTGGTGACTCGAAAGATTTTAAAGATCTTACTACACACGAAAAACATATCTTTACAAGCAACCTTAAGAGACAGATCTTGTTAGACAGTGTACAAGGTAGAGCACCAACAGAAGCATTTGGACCATTAATTAGTATTCCTGAATTAGAAGCATGGGTACAAACTTGGACGTTTAGTGAAACAATCCATAGTAGAAGTTATACACATATCATTCGTAACGTATACTCAAACCCAAGTAAAGTGTTTGATGAACTAATGGACATTCCAGAAATTGTTGATTGTGCAGATGACATCAGTGGTTATTATGATGACTTAATTGACAAGAGTTTACACTTTCAATTGCTTGGTGCTGGAACACATACAGTGAATGGTAAGAAAGTTACAGTAAGTGAATACGAACTTAAGAAGGCTTTATGGTTAGCAATTAATAGTGTTAACATTTTAGAAGGCATACGTTTTTATGTGTCCTTTGCATGTAGTTGGGCGTTTGCTGAACTTAAAAAGATGGAAGGCAATGCTAAAATTATTAAGTTTATTTGTCGTGATGAGAATGTACACTTAGCAAGTACACAAGCATTATTAAAAATACTTCCTAAAGATGATAAAGACTTTATTAAGATTGCTGAAGAAACAAAAGCAGATTGCGAAAAAATGTTTATTGATGCAGTTGATCAAGAATGTGCATGGGCTGACTATTTGTTTAAAGATGGTTCTATGATTGGCTTAAATGCACAACTACTAAAGGAGTATGTTGAGTGGACTGCACACAAACGTATGATTGCAGTTGGATTAACAAGTCCTTATAAAGGTGGAAGTAATCCTTTACCATGGACACAAAACTGGATCAGTGGAGCAGAAGTACAAGTAGCACCACAAGAAACAGAAATTAGTAGTTATGTAAGTGGTGGCACTAAGCAAGATGTAAGTGACGAATCATTTAAAGGTTTTAGTTTATGATTGATTTGTACACTAAAAACTATTGTCCTTATTGTGTACAAGCAAAGATGCTACTTAATGAATGGGATATTCCGTTCAAGGAAAAGAACATTGAAACATTTCCAGATGCAAGACAATTTTTAAAAAATGAGGGACATGCAACTGTTCCTCAGATTTATCGAAACGGACGTTTATTAGTCGAAGGTGGCTATGACGGATTAGTGGCAACAGGCCAAGTACAACTCAATGAAAGATTAGGAAATATCGATGTTAGTGACTTCAAACTTTAAAGTAAACGACGTAATTACTTTTAGACTAAACACAGGCGAAGAAGTAGTAGCCAAGTTAACAGAAGAAAAAATGGATTCTTATGTAGTTAGCAAACCTCTTGTAATGATATTGCAAGAAAAAGGACCAGTAATGGCACCAATGATGATTAGTGCTGATTGGAAAACTACACCAGTAAACATTTATAAACATGGTGTAACAATGAGTGCATCAACTGTTAAAGAAATTAAAAAAGCATATCTAGAAACTACTAGTGGCTTGGACCTAAGTGCAAGTACAATAATTTAAGTTACTTGTCACCCCATGTGTATTCCCAATACATTGTCCAAAATTCTGAAAAAGCCCACAAAGTAATAAGTAGGAATGGTAGTGCTATAAAGAAGACTATTGCAATTAACCTGCGTACTACTTGGTGTTGTTTTTGATACCAATGCACAATTAACTTAATAATCCATTTAAGTTTATCTGCAACCCAATCTCCAATTACATATCTGACTAGTCGTACAATAATTAACACAGGTGACATAATTACATCAATCAGTAATAGTGTAATGTCAACTATAATGTCTATTGAGTGATCAACAGTCCACTTATCACGCCATTGTTTAAGTTTGTTTTTAATTTTAGTAAACATACATTTATTTATTGACTTTTCTGCGTTTTTATGCTATAAATAAGGTACAATGTTGAAGCGAACTCAACGATAGACAGGACCCGGGGGCGGTACCCGGCGCCTCCACCATAAACACATTTTACGGAGTGTGCTTATGATGGGGGCGAAATAGGATCGACTGGTATTAATTAGGTGAGTGGAGTTGTCCGGATGTAAGCACGGTTATCGCGAACGAAACTTATAATTGCAAATGACAATTATGCGCCAGAAATGGCACTAGCAGCCTAATTTAGGTATGTAGGGGTTGGCAACTTACCTGGCAACAGAAAAGTTGTATTTTTTTGACAAAAAAGGTTGACATATCTCCTAGCTGTGCTATTATAAGTAGTAAGTTAAAAAAAGGAGAAATGCTTATGTATATGTTAAAATGTTTAGTATCTCTTAAAAGTTGTATTGTACGTCAAGTTGTGTTTAAGCCAAACAGTACTGTTCCAATGTCTTTTGCTACAAAAGATTCTGCAACAAAGTATGCTGAGGAGTATGTTCTTAACAAGCCGTTAGCAAATATTGCCAATGCAAATAAAGTTTTTGGTTTCCAGCCTGTTCCATACAACTCAAATCCTAAATTTGATTTAGTTGCTTAATTAAAAATAGTAATAATAATAGGTTGACAAATACTGTTAACCTGTTATACTAATATAGTAAGTTAAATAATAAGGAGTTTTAAATGAAATTAAATAATGTAAACGTAATTGATGTTGAAGTAGATGGTTTAGATATGGCAGACTATCCGGACTTTTGTGATGCTTATATTAGTGAAGCAAAGTTTGCCGATACAAAGCAACCGTTGAGTGATAATCAACTTTTTGAATTACAAGAAAACAATCAAATGGAATTTTATGATCTAGTTAGCGAAGAATGTTTAAGCATTGCTGACAGATATTATTCGTAACACGTTAGGTGATACTAACTAGTCGGAACTGATCCACCGATGATGAAGTAGTTTAATCTACTACGAAACAGGATCCGAGGAGCAAGTAAGCCCGGAGTGTACTACCCGAAAGATGTTGAAGATGGAGCGGCTAGACTTTTAAAGATGAATACTGCTATGAAGTAGTCAACATCTAGTACAAGAATTATGTAGGTGCGGTGAAGATGGAGTGTCACACTAGTCTCCAAAACTAGAACTGTTTAACAGTTAGAGGGTTCGAATCCTTCCACCTATGCCAAACACAAGGGGGTGTAGCTCAGTTGGTTAGAGCGTCGGCCTGTCACGCCGAAGGTCGCGAGTTCGAGTCTCGTCACTCTCGCCATTTATTATGGACCGTTAGCTCAGCCGGATAGAGCACTTGACTACGAATCAAGAGGTCGGGAGTTCGAATCTTCCACGGTTCACCAAAATATTATAAATTGAATACTAGCCGGACTAGTAACGAATAGAGAACAAATAGGACAATACATTTACAAAGAAGCCCTAGTAAAATTACTTACTAGGGTTTTTTAATGACTAAATAATATAGTAGCATATAATGGAGTACAAATGACAATATTATGTAGTGGTTGTAGTTTTACTATTGGCAGTCACAAAGACGAAAATGGACATGATGTTAATTATAGGCACTGGCCAGATTTTATTTCACGAAGCAGAAATGTAGCAGTAGGTGGTGCAGGTAATAGACGCATTGCTCGTACAATACTTGAAAATATTGATGACGGTGTTGAAAAGATGGAAGCCGTAGTTGTTATGTGGAGTACTGTTGAAAGATATGACTTCTATGATCCGCAATACAAAACGTACAAGGCAGAAGGTGCAAGTTTTACAGGAACCAAAGAAAAATACCTAAAATATTTTTATACTGACTTTAGCCAATTTGCAAAAACATTAGAATATATTCTGCTTATACAACATATGTGTAAAGCAAGAAATATACCATTAGTAAACTGTCATATGGGCGATATAAATTATAATGATTGGGATATGGATAATGCATGGGGTGTTGGAGTAGATACTCTTAACTTAAAAGCAAGAAGATCGTTAGCACTAGAAGAACGCAATACTGTTAAAACTTTCTTTGAAAAATGTGAAACAGAAGAAGAAGTTGACTTTGTAACAAAGTTATGGCAACAGGTAAATTGGGATAATTGGGTATATTGGAAAGAAAAAGGCGGTCTCTGGCAGTACACGAACGACACAGGTTACCACTGGGTTGCATATCATCCACCTGAACAAGCACATAAAGAATGGGCTGAGAAGATTATAATTCCAAAACTTAGAAGTTTAAACGTAAAAATCAGATAAGTAATATGTATAGATTTCAAAGGGGAATAAAATGTACGAATACAGAGTAACTGTCGTTAAAGTAATTGACGGTGATACAGTAGATGTAGACATCGATTTAGGTTTTGGCGTATGGATCAAAGACGAACGAGTAAGAATTATGGGTATTGATACACCTGAAAGCCGTACTCGTGACAAGGAAGAAAAAGTATTTGGACTGGCTGCAAAAGCAAGACTTAAAGAACTTTTAAGCAAACATGCAATTCTAAAAACTCAAATTAACAAAGATGGCGAAGATATGAAAGGTAAGTTCGGACGTATACTTGGTGATTTTATTGTTGAAGAAGAAGGAAAAGAAGATACTCTTGTAACTAAGGTTATGATTGAAGAAGGTCATGCAGTGGAGTATTGGGGACAAAGTAAAGATGATATTGTCGAAGCACATATGAGAAACAGACAAGTGCTAATTGAAAACGGTACTATTACTCTGTAAGCAAAAGAGGGCTAATTGTTAAAAGTAGCTGTTGTACTAACAGGTGAACTTAGGTATATAGATTTTTGTTATAAGTGGTGGCAAGAAGTCGTAAAGAAATCAGGCTTTGATGTTACTTTTTATAGTAGTACCTGGCCTCATCTTAACAACGCCTCAGTTAATGATAAAGTAAAGGCTGATGTTACTCAAAAAGGATTACAAGAAGTCTTTCCTAAGTGTAATTTTCAAACATATACTGATGATTTTATTTTTGAATGTGAAATACCATACGAGTTAACTCGTCATTTGCGATTTTGTCCACACCAGATGCCATACTTCTTTGGTAGAATTATGCTCTTGGACCAAACAATGCAACGAAACGACATGAGTCAGTATGATGTAGTTTTACACAGTAGATGGGATTGTGCATTTAGGAACACAAACTACTTTATAAAAGTAATTGAAAGTGCAAAGGACAATATTGTTGTTAACGGTCTAAAGGTTGAGAATGGTTTGTTGTATAATCCAACAAAACCAAACTTGAATCGTTTGTTGTATAGTGCTGATTGGGTACTAGCAGGGCCAAGTAAAGATATGCAAGAAGTTTACAAAGACTCTTTACAAAAGCATATGGACTTGTTTATGCATTACTATAACAAAGATATGCAACTTGCATTTCAGTACCTAATTGGACATAATATATACACAACGTATATACAACACCAACTAAAAACAATAAGCAACATTGACTTTGATGTTACATTAGTAAGAAAACACAACATTGAATTTAATTTTGATGATAAAACATGGGCAGAACTATTAAAAATACATTTGGACACGACAACACCTAATTATAAAGGTTGACAGATCTTTAGATTTGTTGTATTGTTAACAAGTAATTTATACTTTTTGGAGACACACATGCGTTTTTTTATTTTCATCATAACATTTTTTTGGTCACTAAGTGCAGTGGCAGAACCAAAAAGTTCAGACTATACATATAACAACAAAGATCCTGATTTGTTTTGTTTAGCACAAAACATATTTTTTGAAGCAGGCACTGAGAGTTATATGGGTAAGGTTGCAGTTGCACTTGTAACACTTAACAGAGTAAAAGACAGTAGATATCCAAATAATGTTTGTGACGTTATAAAACAAGGACCAACTACAGAAAGTTGGAAAACAAGACAAACTGAAGATCCTAGTGATGCAGAATTTTATCCAATAAGAAACAAGTGTCAATTTAGTTGGTACTGTGATGGTAAGGATGATACTATACCACTTAATGCAAGGATTGGTTGGAAACAAGCACAAGAAGTTGCATTGTACACGTTAGTACTTAACCAGTATAAAGGACTTGTTGAAGGTGCAACACACTATCATGCAGACTATGTAAAGCCTGATTGGAGACATCACTTAACATTAATTGGAAAAATTGATAGGCACATTTTTTATAGATGGGACTAATTAAACCATGTTATGACGTGATTTAGCCGGTGCAAAAACCCGGCTTTTTTATTGGGTATTAGTCAAAAGAAGATAATTAGTAGTATAGAAGAAGATGTCACCAAGTTAAGTTTGGCACTCAAAAACACAAAGGTGTAATAGCAATGAAATATTTTCAGATTGATGTTACATGGACGAGCGGTTTAACACACACATATGGTGTGAACGAAAAAGTAAAACCAACTGAGCAACAAAAACTCGATCAGTACACATACTTAAGAAACTACAATATTACAGAAATAGACGAAGTAATATACCAAAAACTAAAAAAGTAATATTAAACAGGCTAATGCCTGTTTTTTTACGAATTAGGTTGACTTTTGGTATAAAAATGTGTTAAATATAGTATATGTTATTCGCGATTCTCACATTACTAGTCGCTTTATCTATATCGGCGATTGCCGCCTATTATAGTATCGTTGGACTAGCCGCAATTTTTGCCGCCGCAGTAATGCCTATTATTCTTATGGGTGCAGTACTTGAGGTAGGTAAAATTGTCAGTACAGTTTGGTTACACACCTTCTGGAAAAAAGCACCACTATTAACTAGGACATATCTTAGTTCAGCAGTATTCATATTAATGTTTATTACAAGTATGGGTATCTTTGGATTCCTTAGTAAAAGTCATATTCAGCAAACTGCACAATCACAAGACCAAATTGCACAGATTGAAGTTATCAAAGGAAATATTGATAGATCTAATAGCAAGATTGAGAGATGGTTACAAGAAGTTGATAGACTTAGTACAGGTACAAATACAAGAGTAGATACACTAGTTGACAAAGAACAAAAGATACTAGATAATTTATATACTCGTATTGACAAAGAAAAAGGCGATGCAAGAAAGCAAGCCGATAAAAATATACAACTACAAAACGATCGTATTAGTCAAGCTCGGCAACGTAAAGAAGACAATATTAAAAATATCGAGCTAAAGTATCAAAATAGTTTTAGTAGTCAAAAAAAATCAAAAGAAATTGATCAAGAAAAGAAAAACGAAGTAGGTGTGGCCGCCTCTGCACAACGTGAAATTAGAAAAATACAAGGTGTACTAAAAGACCAACTTGACGCAATAGATAACAAGTATTCCGGTCAAGTAAAAGCAATAGCAGATAGAATTGACGATTTAAGAAATCAAACTAATACAAAGACAGATAATATAGATGGTAGAGTAAAT